CGCAGTTACACTTGGAGTAGTTATACCAAGTGCAGGGTCTTACGCGGCTCAGATGACGGCTCTTAGCAACACGAGCTTTTCGGTACAGACATTTTCAACGGCTTCCTCGGGTCTAGTAGACGTACTGTTCACATTCCAAGCAATCGGAGCGCTTTCCTAGTGCTCCAGAAGCAACCCATAGCAATTAACTTCGCACAGGGCTTGGACACCAAGACCGATCCCTGGCAAGTAGCTATTGGCAAATACCTGGCTTTAGATAACAGCGTATTTACCAAAGGCGGGCAGCTGCAGAAGCGTAACGGCTATGCAAGCCTCCCCGCTTTGCCCAATACCTCCTTTTCCTACCTCACCACTCTAAACGACAACCTAACGGCCCTGGGACCCTTTATAACGGCCTACAGCGCGGGATCTAAGACTTGGGTAAGTAAAGGTGCCATAACGCCTTTAAACCTCTCTACGCTGCCTTTAATCCGCAATAACCTAAACCAAACCCAAGCTGACAGTGCAGTGGCCCCCAACGGCATCGTATGCACGGTATACGCCGAGTCTAACGGCTCCTCGACTACTTACAAGTACGCCATAGCAGACAGCACTACCGGGCAGAACCTTGTAAACCCTACGGCTATTCCCGTCTCCTCGGGAACCGTTACAGGAGCTGGACGGGTATTCTTACTGGGCAATTACTTTGTCATCGCCTTTACAAACACCATATCCGCCACAGCTCATCTCCAGTACATTGCAATTCCCATTTACGCCCCAGCAACGACGCCCACCGCCAATGCCGATTTAGCGGGAGCCTACGCAACCTCCAACTCAATGAACTGGGATGCGCAGGTCTATAACAATAACCTGTACGTGGCCTTCGCTACATCCGCCCCAGCTGTTAAAATTGGAGCCCTTTCCTTGGCCCAAGCAGCGGCCGGTTCGGCCCTGTCTACTACTGTAAGTTTCGCCCCGGCAGCAACCCCCACGGCACTGAGCCTGTGCATGGACACAAGCTCTATGACCAACCCGATCATCTACGTAAGCTACTACAGTACTTCGGGTACGGCGGGGTACACCTTATCGGTGTACGCTAACCCAACCTTAGCTACCAACTTCACCGCGAAGCAGATCATCTCAACCGGTACAGTTCTCAATCTTACCTCCGCTGCACAGAACGGCGTATGTACGGTATTTGCCGAGTACAGTAACTTCTACCCTTACAACGGTGGAACAATCCCAACCCGCTACGTAGGCGGCATCACAGTCTCAAGCGCAGGCACCGTAGGAACCCTTTACACCGTTGTCCGTAGCGTGGGCTTGGGCTCCAAAGCCTTCATCGTCTTGGGCGTGATTTACTTTCTAGGCGCTTTCCAAAGCCCCTACCAGCCCAGCTATTTCCTAATCAATGGGTCCACCAGCACCCAAGCCGCTCCAATCGTAGTAGCCCGCTTGGCATATGAGAACGGCGGAGGATATGTCACCCTAGGCCTCCCCAACGTCACGGTAACCGGAACCGTTGCCCAGCTTCCTTACCTCAATAAGGACCTTGTACAAGCCCTTTCAAATTCCAACTCAGTGGGTACGGCTACCGTGGGCGGGGTGTATTCCCAAACCGGTGTCAATTTAGCCTCCTTTAATTTTACCCAATCCGGCCTAGACTCGGCTGAGATTGGGAACACGCTGCAGTTTGGCGGGGGCTTCCTTTGGACCTACGACGGCTACCTGCCAACTGAGAATAACTTCTTTCTGTGGCCGGAGCCGGTGTTCGCTACAACGGTTACAACGGGCGGCAGCCTTGCGGCCGATACCTATTATTACCAAGCGGTATATGAGTGGGCGGATAATCAAGGGAACATCTACCGCTCAGCCGGGTCAATCCCCTGTTCAATTGCTACGACCGGCTCCACGTCACTCAACAACGTCTACTACCCCACCCTTAGGCTAACTTATAAAGTCTCTAACCCGGTTAAGATAACCCTTTACCGCTGGTCCTCGGGCCAACCAATTTGGTACCAAGTCACAAGCATTACCTCCCCTACGCTTAACGACACAACGATCGATTACAACTATTTTGTAGACACTCAAAGTAATGCCGCTATCTCAGGCAACCCCATCCTCTACACCACAGGGGGGGTGATTGAGGATACCTCAGCCCCCGCTACCAATCTCATTACACTGTTTGACGATAGGCTTTGGATGGTGGATGCCGAGGACACAAACCTACTTTGGTTCTCTAAGCAGGTTATCGAGGCCACCCCCGTTGAGATGAGTGACCTTCTAACGCTCTACGTGGCCCCTACCCAAGGTGCTCAGGGCTCTACCGGTCCCATTACGGCTATAGCCCCCATGGACGATAAGCTAATTATCTTTAAAGCCAACGCGCTTTACTACGTAAACGGCACAGGTCCCGACAATACCGGTTCCCAGAACCAGTACAGCCAACCCATCTTTATTACGGCTACCGTTGGATGCGCTAACCAGCAGTCAATCGTATTCATGCCATCGGGCCTCATGTTTCAGTCCGATAAGGGTATTTGGCTTCTTGGGCGAGACCTTTCTACCAAGTACATTGGCGCTGCGGTTGAGAAGTACAACGCGAGCACTGTTCAAAGTGCGGTCAACGTACCTACTACCAATCAAGTACGGTTCACCCTCTCCACCGGACAAACGCTTATGTACGATTACTACTACGAGCAATGGGGCACGTTTTCAGGGGTTACCGCAACCTCCTCCACCGTTTTCCAGGGCCTCCACACTTTTATCAACTCATTTGGCCAGGTCTACCAAGAAAGCCCTGGAGTTTACCTAGACGGCTCCGAGCCGGTTAACATGAGCTTTACAACCAGCTGGCTCAATCTAGCTGGGTTACAAGGCTATCAAAGGGCTTACTTCTTCTATCTGCTAGGGAGTTACATAACTCCGCACAAACTACAACTTGGCATTGCCTATGATTACAACCCAAACGTTGTGCAAGTATCTACCATATCTCCAAGTAATTATAGTAGCCCATTTGGGTCGGGTACGAGTCAAGACCCCTTCGGCCAAGGTACACCGTTTGGCGGATCGGGAACGGTAGAGCAATGGCGGGTATTCCTAGCCCAACAACGTTGCCAGTCCCTTCAAATTACCCTTACCGAGTCCTACGATGCCTCTAATGGCGTTCCGGCAGGGGCAGGTCTTACCTTGAGCGGCATTAACCTCATAGCAGCCTTTAAAAGCCCGTTTAGGCCCATTGGAAGCGGTTCTAGCGTTGGTGGCGGGGTCAACCGTGGATAAGCCCTCGTTATACGCCCAATACGTTCTGGAACGTACCGACGACGGTATTGTAGAGACCGAGCATGGTTTCGCAACCTTCCGCTTCTTAAATGAGGGCAAGACCGTCTATATAGTCGACATATTTGTTGTACCAGAAGCCCGAATGAAGGGTGCTGCAGCCGCCTTGGCCGATACTATTGTAGGGCTTGCAAAAGAAAAGGGCTGCACCGAGGTCTTAGGTACCGTTGTACCAAGCGCAAGGGGCAGTACTGCTAGTATAAGAGTCCTCCTTGGATACGGTATGACCCTCCAATCTTCAACGAACAATCTAATAGTATTTAGCAAAGGAATTAAGTAGATGGGTGCGATTACCGGCCTTTTGGGCATTGGCGGCGGAGCGGGTGGAACCAGCTTTGCAGTTAACAACCCCGTCAATCAAGGACAAATAGATACGTCTATAGCAGGGTCTAACAATGCGTTAGCTCAGCAACAAGGACTTCTCACAGCCCTGCAAGGCCAAAACGGTATCGGTAACCAATCGAACGTCTATAACCAACTTCAGGGTGTGGCAAATGGCACGGGTCCGAACCCGGCTCAGGCAATGTTAAATCAGTCCACTGCCCAAAACGTCCAGCAACAGGCCGCCCTTCAAGCCGGACAGCGCGGAGCAAGCTCTAACGTTGGCTTAATGGCAAGGCAGATTGGTCAACAAGGGGCGGCTACCCAACAACAAGCGGCTGGACAAGGTGCAACCCTTCAAGCCAATCAATCGTTAAACGCCTTAGGTCAAATGGGTGGAATAGCCGGTCAACAGGTAGCGCAGCAAACGGCGGCTACAGGTGCCAATACCCAAGCAAACCAAGCACAACAGCAACAGCTTCTTAATGCTCAAACGGCCTACAATACCCAACAAGCCGGTATGGCCAATACCCAAATGCAAAACCAACCGGGTTTACTTGGCGGTATTATGAACGGCATTGGAGCCATTCCGGGATTGGGAGCTATTGGTAAAGTGGCAACCGGCATTGCAACCGGATTCGCCGAAGGTGGCTCAGTCCCTGCACAAGCCCCCCAAGGCCCTCAAAGCCTGTTCGCACAAGGGCTCAGTCAGGGGTTTGCCCAAGGCGGTAAGGTTGATGCAATGGTCTCTCCCGGCGAGATTTACCTCTCCCCAGAACAGGTGAAGCAAGTACAAGCCGGAGCGGACCCTATGAAGGTTGGCCGCACCATTCCCGGTAAGCCTGCGGTTGGCGGAGCCAAGAATTCTTACAGCAATGATACGATACCGGCCAAGCTGGACCCGGGCGGTGTGGTGGTCCCTCGTAGTGAGACTAAGAGCAAGAACCCCTCCAAAAACAGTGCCTCATTCGTCCAAGCAACCTTAGCTAAGAAGAAGGCGAAGAAATAATGAACTTCAAAGGCTTTCAAAGAATTGGAACAAAGAACGGTAAGACCACGTTTAAGCATCCGGCCGGTCACTACATTTCCGTAGCCCACTCGGGGCTTTCCAAAGAACACCGAACTGCTATCGAAGCGTTAGCAAACGGTGGACAGGTCCCTCAAACTTCGCCCCAACCCCCTGTAACCCCCCAAGGCATTTCCGACGGCTTTAAAAAGGCTACCGGGATTAAAATGATGAAGGACGGCGGTAATACGGTGGATGGCGTGGAAGCCGATCCTGCCAACGTCAGTGACCATGTTGTCACGCCTGTGGAGAGAATGGGATTGCCTGCGGACACCGTAGGGAATGAATTGTCTCAGTCCCTTTCAAACGCTGACGCCCCCGCGCAGCTTGGAACTGTACCCGATGCCCCTCCGACTCCTGCAACCGTTCCTCAAGACCCTGCAGCTGCTGCGGCTGGGTTAGATCAGCCTGTGCAAGCTGACCCTTCAGCGCCTGCTCAAAACCGTTCACCGGCCTCAGCCCCTCAAGCCGCCCCTGCCCAACAAGGACCTCCGGCGATTAAAGGGTTTCTTGGAGATCAGGCGACTAAGTTTGAGGATGACTTGAACAAGGGTCACATTCAAGCAAAGACGTATTCGGACCTTTTTGATAAAAAAGATACTTTAGGAAAGATTGGAACTATCTTCGGGCTGCTTGTAGGGAGTGCGGGAGCTGGACTATCTCATCAACCCAACGCCTTGATGGAAATGATGAATAACGAGATTCAGCGTGACTTAGAGTCTCAAAAGACCAGTGCAGCCAATCGCCAAAACTGGCTAAAGATGGTTCAACAAAACCCGCTAATCGACGCTCAGGTAAAAAACCTTGGAGCCAACACTCAGGCTACTAAATTTGCTCTAGCCCAATCAATGATGACTCAAGCTACGTTTCACGACCTGGCATCCAAACTGGACAGGATGCCTAGAAGTACCCCAGCCCAGGAGGCAGCTTACCAAGCGAAGAAGCAAGCGGCTATGGCTGTATACAACTTCTTGGGTGCAAAGGTTAACAGCGCGATGGATGCAGCGGCGGTTATGAAGCCCGATCAGGACATTGAAACGCCCGGACAGGGGGATGGGGGTGGAATTCTAAGGCCCGGGGCATCCCTAAAAGGTAACCAAGCAGTGCTGCCCGAAGAACGTGCAAAGTTTAATGAAGAACTTACTCAAGCCCAGCAAGCCGAAAAAGGGTTGTCGGGGATTAAAGAAGCAATGCAGGACCAACGGAAAGCCCTGCAAGGGGTAGGCTCTTACGTACAGAGGGGGGCGCAGTTAGCCCACAATCTCGATAAGCTCCCTTTCCACATCGGCGATATAGCTAGTGGGCCTATTCAAGCAGCTTCCGACCTATTTGGAAAGAATAGGGAATACGACTCTGCACAATCTCGCTTGGAGGGCCATCTAGCCACAGCATTGCCGGAAACTACTGAATCGGAGCGGAAAGAAATAGCTCGGAAGAACGCGGTAGTGAAGGGAGATAGCGATGAGTTGGTAGCCAAAAAGACAAGGGCCATCGAGGACTTTATAATCTCCAAGCAGAAAACTGGAATGCTGGAAAAGTACCACATGCTAGGCCAGCGCGCCCAGCAATATAAAAAGCAGGATAAGAATTAAGGTGCCGCCCAGTACGTAAGCGTAGAACTTAAAGACCATCCGAAAAAGGATCTTAGCAGCCCCTACGAAGCCGTTTTTACGAACCAAGTAAACTAAAGCGATGAACCCCAATAACTCCATAACCACCTCTAGCTCTAATACTACAGAAGCTTGTATAAGCTGTCAAGGGCTATTATACAACTGTAGACTGGCTGAATGCTTACATCTTAAGGGACTGTATAACCCAATTATAACAAATTTACAATCCCTGTCAAGTCTTTTCTTGTAACTATACAATAGGTATGATATAATAGTTTTATGGCTTATGCTCCCTGTTTAAACCCTAGCTGCAAGTCCCACGGGGCCCCTCACCCGAACTGCCATTGCCATGACTTTGCAGAAGGCGGGGAGGTTAAACCCTTCTGTGCCTCTAATAACGCGCACAAGCCCTCCTGCGCCTATTTCGCCGAGGGGGGTAGGGTAGGGGTACCCCAGAGCCCGCTGGCCTCTCCTGAGGGCTCCTACGCGGCTATAGCGCATTCAGGCGCGTCTATGCTGTTCGGTAACCCCAAGAGTGCTTATTATGGAGCCTTTGGGTCTGGTTCGGCCTCATCCAAGCTCGCGGGAGAGCCGGAAGCGGCCAATTTAGCTCAATACAGTTCAAGGGTTAAAAAGGGCCAAAAGGCCATTGAGCAGGGTGTGGGCAGTCTTTTTGACCCCTCCATAAAGCACGAAGTTGAACCGGTCTCTGAAAAAGAGTCCCAAAGCATTAAGGATTATGTGGACAATGGCGGAGCCTTTCAAGAGGCCCAAGACTTCCACAACCAGTCCGCCCAAATGCTTGCAAAGGGCGGTCAGGTAGGAAGAGTGGAAGATCCCCTCTCAAGCCTCCTTCCAGAGCATAATTTAGCTTTAAACGGTGCCAAAAGCCGTGTCAGCGGGTACCTCAACTCGGTTAAGCCCCAAGAGCCCCCCAAATTAGCTTTTGATGCAAAGAGTTCCCAAAAGCCCCTGCACAAAGAATACGACCGAGCCGTTACACTAGCAGCTAGACCGCTAAGCATTCTAAAGCAGATTAAAGACGGTAGCCTTACACCTACCCACTTAAAGCACTTTGCGAGCCTCTACCCAGAACTGCACGACCATCTAGGCAAACAGATGACCGGGGAGATTACAAAGGCTCAGTTAGCGGGTAAACGGCCCTCCTACCGAACCCGACAAGGGCTTAGCCTTTTCTTGGGAACGCCCCTAGACAGCTCTTTTACCCCGGCTAATATAATGGCTTCCCAAGCAACGTTTCACCAACAAACCTCCTCCCCCCAACCCCCTGCGCCCACTAAGAACAAAAAGGGCACAGCAACCCTTACAAAAGCCTCAGAACAGTACGAGACTTCCTCTCAAGCTGCCGAGACAAGAAAGAAACAATAATGAAAGCCACTCGACAGGCCTTTACACTGGTTGCTAGCCAGTCTACGGCCGCTAACTACACAAGCCCCGCCTACAGCATCCTGGACATTGATGTACAGGCCCTTCAAGTCAACTATACCGGCAGCCCCTCGGGAACGCTAGCCGTTCAAGGCAGCGTGGACTTTGCCGAAGATTCGTTTGGTAACATCACCAACGCAGGTAACTGGGCTAATTTGTACTTTAGCGTTAACGGCGCCTCTCCGGCCGCGTCGGTAGCCATTCCTTCAAACACGTCCCCCGTCATCTTCGATATGTACGGATCGGGAGTTTCTTACATCCGTCTTGTTTACACAGGTTCTGGAAGTGGAACCATTACGGCCATTGTCACGGGCAAGCGTTTAGGGGATTAAAATGGGAACGTATGCAAAATACTCCACGGGCTCAAGCCTAAGTGGAGCTAATCAAGCCCTGTCCAATTTAACCTCCCCCACCTCGATTAACCAAAACCTCCTGTTTAGCTCGGATGGGGTTGAAACCATCGGGGACAGTGCGGGAACGGCACGCCCGGCTGACATCTATGTCAAAGACTTTATCGGAATTGGTACCAACCCCACTCTTATCAATCAATTCTATACTCCGGGATCTAACGCTCTTTCAGATTCTACAAACCTTGTTGGGTTTATCAGCGTCTCCGACGCAGTAAACGGCACGCTAGCCGCTCAAATGGGTTTTTACGACCAAAGCACAGGGAATGTAATGGTTTGGGGGAAAACGGTTGGAGTTAATTCCCTTACCCTTGGAAATTTAACCGACAGTAACGGCGGCCATTTAATTGAGCTTACTAACACTTTCGGCCAAAATCTAGACATTACTTGGTCTAACACCGGGGCAGGAAACATAGGTACTACGGGGCATCGCCCCAATACGGTAAATGCTCTTACTAGCATGCGAGTGCCCAGCATGATTGTAGAAGCCTCGGAAGGCTCGGCAAATGCTGTCACCCTTACTGCTGCTACGGTAACCTCAGGATACTCGTTAGCCCTTCCAGTGGCACAGTCTCAAGGCCCCCTGGTTAACAACGGGTCTGGAACCCTTTCTTTTGCGGCCACAGCCACCGCAACGTTAGTCGCCGGTACCGTTACAATTGCCAACAGTGCCGTCACCGCCAACTCGGTAATTATTCTAAACAGCCAAACATCGGGCGGAACGCAGGGGTCTCTTTACGTCAGTTCCATAACTAACGGCACCGGCTTTACCGTCAAGTCCACGAGCTCTACCGACACGTCCACTATTCGATACAAAATTCTCTAGAAAGTAAAATATGGCAGGCACATATGCAAAGTACTCGGCCCTAGCAGGAGGGGGTAGTGGAGGAGGAGGTATCACTAGCATTAATGGGGATACCACAGCCGCCCAGGTCATTGCAGCGGGATCTGGAATAGCTGTTAGCAGTTCTGGAGGCACCACTACTATATCCAGTTCGGGAGGTTCGGGAGCTAACACGGCACTTTCCAACCTCGCTTCCACAGCAGTAAACGCTGACATCAATCCCGCAAGCGCTGCTACCATTAACCTAGGTGGAACTAACGGATTCAAAACCGTTGTAGCAGGCCCTAGTGTAAACGGCGGTGCCCGTAACATTTACCTCGATTCGCAAAGCCCCTACGGTCCTGCGCTCACGGTTGATGCTAACAATTACATCACTCTGAATAGCCTCAATTATTGGGACTTTTTTTCTTCCGGCGCTATTGTTGCCCAATTCTTCGCAACTGGCATCGCGTTCATGAATTCCGCACTAACTATTAATTCTGGCGGAAGTATTCAGAGTGCCGGGTATTGCATCTTAGGCGGCAACCTAGCACTCCAAGGTGCGGCCACAGGTATTAAGATTGCTTCGGGCGGAACTAACCGCATGTTTAGCGTCACGTTAGCATCAGGCACGGCTACCTTCACGGCGGGCTGGGTGTCCACTACCACAATCCCCTTCATGACCGTCACCTCCCCTAGCAGCCAAGGTTTTCTCTCCTATTCCATTTCTGGAACAACCATCACATTCCACTCAAGCAACGCTTCGGATGCCAGCACGCTTTGGGTTGTAGTTATCGAGGCAATATAAAATGGCCAATACTTCTTACTTTCAAAATGTAGTTATACAGCTAGATACGAACGGCAACGTTGTTAGCTGCCAAATAAACGTAGCTTACAAGGACAGCGTAAACACGAGCCTCCAAGGCGGACTTAGTCCATTTATTGCACCTACCGACCCCTCCCTTCAAAGCATTGCAATCGAAGCGCAGAAGCTCATTACCAACCTTAAAACCGCCAACGGAGTCAGTTAATGCTTCACCTTTTAATCGCCTTTGTGGCTGGAGCGGTTGCCTCCCCTCTACTCATCAAAGTGCTTCGCCGTAAGGTAGCTAAAGTAGGTCAAGAGATTCATCTCTCCCTCGATAAGTACGACCAAGAAATGCTACAAGCTGGCAAGCTCATCAACGCTCGTGTCTCTATCGTTAAAGACGTGGCTGAAAAGGCCTACGGCGATAGCGGCTTAAGTGCCTTCATACACAAGCTATTTTAATCCAACTCTCTTCCCGCCCCTAAACCCTTCCCAAGGAACCCTCGATGAAACTGACCAAAGTAAAGGTGCCTAAATACTACGGCTTCTCTTCCATTGTTATAGTATGCTCGGTAGTGCTTGTACTAGAAATGTTACTACCAGGACTCATGGCTAACTTTGTAGCCACCTCCAACCGTCTGTGGCTTCTGCCCATTACGCTTTTCACCCACATGTTCATGCATGCCGGGTTTAACCATTTCTTTTTCAACATGTTCTTTACAGCCGGGATGGCCATTTCTTACGAGAAGAAGGTTGGAAGCAAAAAGTTCATTAGAGACTTCGTAGTGTGTGGGTTCGCCGCAGCTCTGTTCTTTATCGGTATGACTGCTTTTTTTCGCTGGCGGGGGCTTATTGGATCCTCCGGGGCATGTTCAGGCATTATGGCCCTAGGCCTTCTCACCTTTCGTCAAGATAAGGTTAGCGAAACCTTGGCAATGCTTGCCTTGATAGGGCTGTTCTTAGCAAACCTCATTCCCGGTATCGTAGATTGCCTAGTCCCTAGTGGCGTAGCTCACATGGCGCACGTAGGAGGCATTTTAGCTGGAGTAGTCATTTACTGCTTCAATAAAAAGGAAGCAGACCATGCAAAGCCCTCCAAGCGTTAAAATAGCCATTCTAGCCGGCCTTGCGATCTTTGCGCCCGTAAAAGGGGCTGCCCTCACCGCATTAGCCCTCTGCGTGGTTGATATGCTCACGGGCCTCTGGGCCTCCCGTAAACAGGGCATTCCAGTCACCTCGAATGGCTTGAAAAAGACCGTAATTAAGATTGCAGTTTATGAAGCGGCTATCTTACTCACTTTTTTAGTAGACGCCTTCCTAGCGGGAACCTTCCCCCTGTCAAACATCGTATCGGGGCTTATCGGGCTTACGGAGGCTAAAAGCTGCCTTGAGAACATTAACATTATAGCTGGGGGTAACCCGCTTGCGGGTATTATCCGAGCTATTGGCTCCCAGTCCTCTAACAACCCTCCCGATGAGGCTCCATGAGTACCAAAACCACCCTCCTCAGCATCCTAGCGGCCCTTGTAATCGGCTTAGCCGTAGGTCGCTTTACCCTACCCGCTAAGGTAGTGACTAAGATCCAAACAGTCGAAGTCCAGAAGGTAGTAGTCCAGGACCATACGGTTACGGTCGTAAAGACGGTTAAGGAGCCCAACGGGGCGGTGGAAGTGACCCAAACGACCCATAACGACGTGGTTACGGCCTCCCAAGACCAGATAAAGCAGAGCCTGGATAAGGAAACCCTCTATAACACGTCTAGATGGTCTTTAAACGTGATTGCAGCGGTACCCCTAGGCAGGGGTATAGCCCAACCAGTAGAGTACGGTTTAAGCGCCTCCTATCGCTTAATAGGCCCTTTCAGCGTAGGGGCAATGGGGTTGCAGGACGGTACGGTAGGGGTGTCTGTGGGGATAACCTTCTAATGCAGCCCTCCCAAGCCTGTTTAAACCTTATAAAGCAGTTCGAAGGCTGTAAGCTACAAGCCTACCAAGACCAAAAGGGCATTTGGACGGTCGGCTACGGCTGCACCGGCTATAATATCCAGCGGGGTACCGTTTGGACTCAGGCTCAGGCAGACCAGCAGTTGGCCCAACGGGTAGCCGCCTTTGCCAGCCAGGTTACGGCTGCCGTAGGCCTTAAAGTCAATCAGAACCAGTTCGATGCCCTTGTTAGCCTTTGCTACAACATCGGCCCCCAAGCCCTCAGAGGCTCTACCCTTATTCGACTCATCAATCAACGCGACTATGCCGATGCGGCTAATGAGTTTCTTAAATGGGACCGCGCAGGCCAGTCAGTTGACCCTGGGTTACTCCGCCGGCGTAAAGCCGAGCAAAAGCTTTTTCTCACCCCCACAACCTAACTCCCCTTGACAATCTAGCCTTGGTTCAGTAACATTCGTAATGAGCAGGTCGGGAGTTCGAGTCTCCCCGTCGGCTAATCTCTACTGCATATTGTACCGATTAGTAACTTGCTTATCAGGAGGTTGCTATGCCCGTTACAGTGCTACCCGCTAACGAAGAGCTTATTAGACTGGTTCATTCTCGGAAGCTTAAGAAGTTCCGAAGTAAGCCCTTAGCACGTCCAGAGAGGTACCTAGACCGCATGCTACAGGCTATGAAGCTTGTACCGCTGCCTTTGGTTACCACACCTTCGGAAGAAGTCAAGGAATACGTTAGTGAGTTGGGTTTAACCGACTCCAGGCGGTTTGAGGTACTAAGGGTTGTCAATGAGTTAATGGCCTTTCTCAATAAGCCCAAAATAGAAAACCCCCGACCGGTTCACCGGGAGGAGGTTACTTATGTACCTAAGGACGTGTTTTTGGCTAAGCTTCCTGAGCTTCCAGAGCCGTATCAGCTGTATTTAGCCAGCTTATATGCTACAGGCTGTAGGTTTGCCGAACTACCTAAGGTTACGGTGGAGGGGGATTGGGCCTTTGTGGCTAGGCAGATTCACCCGAATGGGCAGGAATGGGTCACTAAGAACGGTAAGAAGCGGCACACCCCCATCCTACCTGAACTTAAACCGTTTATAATGGCTTTTAAGGCCCTTCCAGAGAAAACCCAGGCTACCCTACGTTTAGAGGACTACAATCGCCTCTACGGGGCTTGTACGCGGTTATACGGGCATTCGATACACACCCTGCGTCATAGCTTTGCCATTACCTGTGCTTTAGAGGGTAGGACGGTGGAGGAGATAGCCGGGTGGATCGGGGACACGGTGGAAGTGACTAGGAAGCATTATTTGGGGTATATTAGGCCTGGGAAGAGCCCTTGGGCCAAATAAAAAGGCCCTGGGAATGAACTTGCCTCCGGCTTGGGCGAGTACTTCGGCTTTGGTTAGGTAGATCATTTATTCAATCCCACTTGCAACGGCGTCACCTAAGATAAAACAACTCAGCAAGATACAGCCAGGTAAGTAAGTAGCAAGGAACAAACATTATGGGAAAGAGTGCCACTATTGTTAGCATTGCTGGTAGGATTAAAAACCCAAGTACGAAGTTGATGTAGTAGGTCATTTCTTCTTCCCCTTCTTTCCGAGCCGGGTAACTTGTTGCGAAGGCAAAGCTTCAACAAACTCCACAAACCCCGGAAGCTTCGGATCAGTAATGTAAACATCTGAGTGGGTGTACACGTAGTCTTTCCTAAGCCCGTCTAGCGTAATCCAAACCCGTCGAGGCTTCGGTTTATGTTTCAACTTGCGACATTGTTTGGGATGTACCATCGTAGCGTCGAACGGATATAGGTTCTCACGGTCGGTGTAGACTTGGCCACTATCTAGTATTTGAGTGATGGTAGCAGTTACACGAGCATTTTCTAAATTTCGATCCAACCCGTAAACCGCAACTCGGTCGCCTACTTTGAAGTTTGTTTTCATAAACCATTCCTATTACAGGCAACGTGAATGCTATTTACGATTGCATTATAGCCAGTGTCGTAAGATAACATCTGAGCTTGATCACACACTTCAATTGAAATGCGATTAGTGGTATTGGTTGTTCGGACAAATGAAACAATCTGCACTACAAGATAGATTGCTAAATGCAGGACGCTTAAGACCCCGATAAGCCAAAGCGCTTGGTCTAGCTTGGAACATTTATATACTTTTTTAGCTTTCATTCATCTATCCTCCAAAAAGTTTTGTAGGCCATCCCGCGTATACGGAGTTTAAGAGCCGAGGCGAAATTCACGCCATCCACCTACAAATTTTATCCCCGCAGCTTACCAAATAACCGTCAAAACATGCTTAGCCGGTACCAGCAGGTTCGTACCAATGTACCCGCTAGAACTACCTCGAACCGTCTTGTACCCGTGCTCCCTAAGAAACCGACCCAGCTGAGACATCTCCTCCCCGCTGTAAAGGGAGGCCGGGAAGCTAAGGGTAACTTGAGTGAGGCCAGCCTTAGCCGCTTCACTTAGCTGTTCTTGGGCTAGTTTCTCAAGGCTACGTCCTACGAAGGCTCCTTTAGCGCTATACTGCTCTCTAAGCTCTTGAGCGGTTCTCATTTTACACCTGCTTGAAAGGAGTTGTCATGGAGGTCTTGCAAGGATACAGTTACAATAGGTGCTCCGGTCTCGCAGTTGATCGGGCGGTCGTACCCATCGATGCAGTAGCGATAGTAATATTGGATGTTATCGGCACAACCTGAAAGGGCAAGGACCAGGAGTACTAGAAGAATACTGAGCTTCATAGGCACCTCTTATAACTATACTAGCGCAACAGCTTCACTTGTACAATAGCTTTTTTCACTATGTAAAACTCTTCACAATTGGCATCCCTAATAAGGGGATTATCAGAGTAATGCCAAGTGGAGAAGATTGCATAAGTCTTATCTTGTGCAATGAATCTTCCAATCATCTCTAGCTTGAGTTGATGGTCGTCTTTGTCTGCTTGGCTCTTGCCATGGTCGTATAGGGTTACCGAATAGACTTCCCCCACCTTAAACTTCATTTGGTCTCCTTAAGCAGTTTTTCCACCCTGCATTTATGACATTCCACCACTATAGTTTTCCGGTCCATCGGCCCCGCCCGTCCATAGGCATGGTTACAAGTACCGGCACACCGTCTAGCACAACCCCTACCGAGATAATGGGCTTAGCAACCGAGTGTTTGCCGTAAGCGAACGCATAGGCATCCTTGTCGATTAAGCAGCCCACGTTCATCCCAAACAGGAGGAAGCGAGGGGTAGCGGAATACTGAATACCGGCGAAGGCGTGAATGTGCCCGATAACCGTAGACTGGCTATTAGCTAGGGCCGCTTTGGTCGCTCCGTTAGCCCCTGAGAACCCTTCCCCATGCTGATAGATGACTCCATCAACCTCAACGTAGTCTGACCAGGACCAACCCTTAGGGGCCTGTAGCATATCCCTGTACTCGCGAATCATGGCTCGGGGGAGACCATACTTATAGGCTTGGCGAAAAGGACGACTTGTATGATTGCTGGTACAGACCTGTACTTCAGGAAAAAGCTTGTACAGCTTCTTAAGCTCGCTAATGGCCTTAACCAGCTCATCCCCTGCGCTCATGCCATCGGGGTCCGAGTCGTATTCACTGATAGCCGCCATGTCGGCCTCATCGCCAATACAGACTACGGTATCAGTCTGATACTTCTTAGAGACCGCCTTAAGGAAGGCTAAAGCGTCCTTATGCTGGAAGGGGGCGTGGTAGTCGCTAATTACAAGAACTCGACTCACTTAGAACCTCCAAAGAGAATTTGATACAACGATTGCAGCTCTTGCTTTAACGTGATGGTTTTCTTTAAATCGGCTTCGATACGTGCAACCTCTTCAATGGAACCGGCCTCAATCTCTAGGAACACTTGATCGTAGTCTTGTACTTCGTAGATGGTCACTTCGGCGGTGGGTAGGTAGTAGACGTAGAAGGTAGTGCGATTGGCCCCCTTGGGCTTACCAAAAACGGTTGTGGCCCATTGCAGCCCCTTCTCAAAGCTCTCAACTTTCAGGTTCTTCTCAACCCGGTCCTCCGTGGTGAGGCGGTCGGTTACCTTGACGGTAAGTTCCAAGGTGTTCTCACGAAGGCGAATGAAGTCTACACCGGGATGGGACCAGAATATATCTACGGAGGTTCCTTCGATGAACTTAAAGGAACCGACGCTCAGCGCGCCTAGCAAGTGATTGTGCAAGAAGTTAAGGCTTACACCGTCCACGCATCGGTACTTACGTTCTATCTCTCTTCCGTTGTTCCGTTCTGATTCGGTTCTCATTACGGGACTTCTCCTTGTGGCAGGGTTTGCAGAGGATTTGGCCGCCTTCGGGCGCCATGAATAAACGTCTGAGATTGGTGTCCCAGCTTTCAAAGCCATCTCGCACATCAATGAAGGGCTCGATATGGTCTCGTTGTCGCTCTTTCCGACTAATCTCAGCTCTACAGGAGGCACACACGTACACACCCCGTCGAACCCTTGCGAGGCCTTCAACAACTTGCCATGGGCCCCACCGACTTGAATCTTTTCGCACCG